AGGAGTTTTAACCATTATCTCACATAAAAAAAGAGGGTACAAGACCCTCTAAAACCTTGGCAACTCAGTAAGGCATTGGTACATCTTGAGGCCATAGACCTAAAGACTTGAGTTTATTGTACGTTCTTATGTGAGCCATAATCCACATTTTTTGACGTTCATCCTTGGATAACTTACTTCCTTGGTCAAGGTCATAGTGACAGGCTTGGCATAGAGCAGCCGTATACTCGTCACTTGCCTTAATTCCACGACCTTTTCCATGTTGAGACATATTTGAGTGAGCAGCTTGGCATCCGTTATCCATTCCACAGCATTGGCATGGTAGTGAGGCTACATTCCTCAAATGGGTAATGCTACGGAAATATGGGAATTTAGGATATTTCATTTTTCAATTGATACTTTTGTAGTAAATAAGACCAAATTGCACCACCAGAAGTTTTTGCAACAAACTGTAAAGCAACAATTTCAGGCATCAAAACACCAAATGCAATAGTTGGAAAAAGTAAAGAATCTACAGCAGCACCCGCAGTATTTGAGATGTTTGATCTTTTTATCCAAGAGCCTGTAGTTTTTACAAATATAACCCAATCAACTAAAGCCGCCACTAAGAATGATGTTGCAGAAGCTATTGCAATCATTTCTGAAGCAGGGTTTAGTGCATATGTAATTAAGCCTGTTCCAACAATTAAACAACCCATTTGCCATGTTTTAAGTCTGACATGAAGCCAATCTCTAAGTGCTAAATCTAGTCCAATTAAGAAAAAAGAATTTATTGGACTAATTGATGGCCCAAATGTAGCCACCAAAAGGTTTGCTGCAACCATCGCCACAGCATATGCAATTAAAGCCAAAATCATAAAAGTGTTTCCTGTTCCATAGGTTGATAAAAATTCCATTGAGATGGTGCGTTAAAGGATTCAATCCTTGATCTCATAACTTGCGCTCTTGCTTCTTTGGTTGGAGGAGGATAATTTCCATGTTTCCAATGAACATCGATTCCTACATTTCTACCAATGTTTGTACTGTCAGCTGACGCAAATGGCAGTTTTGTAAAGATTGCAGGGTCTAGCATCCTCAATCCATGAAGTTTGCAAGATGGTCTTCCCATGTCATCACAGATTACTCGCATGGCTTGACTCATCTTTACCCACCAGTTTGATGTTCCTACAGTAGAAAACTCTCCAGAACTACCAATGCAAACACGAACATATGTATTTGCTAGTTGCTCAAGTCTCTCAAGAGATTCGTGCATATGCCAAACTGGTGCGCCAAACCATGTAGGTAATGGGCAGTCTCTAAGCAAAGCATCGTTATCTGCTTCATTTCCATCAATCACATCAGGAATAACAGCAAAATCACACGATGGAACTTTCTTTAGATTTAATGCCCAATCATAGAAAGGCTGCCAATCTGTAATTGGTTTTCCTGATCGCCAAGCAGAGAAAGCTCCATTGTCAATGGCAAACGATTGACATACTTCAATTGCTGTTGATAACTGGTCTGAGTGTGCAAACGAAACAAAAGCATGACCATTCTCAATTGCTTTGACAGCTACTGTTGCAGGAGTTATTGGTAATCCGTGATAGTGAATCATGTTATCTCTACCACCTTGTCGCCATGTGATCTTATATAGTCTTTTGTTTTCTGAATGTATCTCTCAAACTCACTTCTTGAGATACTTCCTTGCTGTAGGTCAGCATACTCTATCAGTTCTCTGATTGCCTTAATTCCTTCGCCATCCAAACCTATATGCATTGTTTCTTGATAGCGCATAGCGGCTTTATGGAGGCTTGCTTGGGCTTTCTCGCAGATAGGTAGCACCTCTGGGCCTACTCCGTTCTTTCCCATCATCTCAGATAGGTTTAGAACATCGACTAAGGTACGCCAATCAGCGACAGTTCCATTGCCCTTAGTGATGGCCTCCAAAGCGGAATACTCAAGCATCCTTAGTTTGTCCAGCTTGTCCCTCTGAGTTATCGCTGCTCCCACTATTGCATGGGTCAGCGGGTCTATCAGATTCCACATCTTGCGCTTCGTTCTTTTTCTCATTATCTCTGCCAAATATGGCATCCCATCGGTTTGAGTATTCTTGATTGCTTACGGAATAAGGTCTTGGAGAACTGCCTTTGCTCATTTTTTCATACCCCTTACGAAAGCAGCAAAACTCTGTGCAGTATCACCCAATGATCTCATTAAGCTGAATTCATGGGCAACCTCATCTAAAGTCTTATTGCGTACTGGACAATTCCTTCCTTGTGTACAGTCATAAGTGCAACAGTCCATACCACTAGATTTGTTTGCTCTTAATATCTGCTTGCCAAGGTTGCTGTTTTTTTCAACCATGTTGAAAGCCTCGTCTTCCTCTGGAGTCCAGTCAGTCATTTAGCACCTCCGTTGATTCGGTTTTGTTTAAGGTGTACGCCTGTAATTCGCTTCAACCAACAGGATTGACAGTTCCATTTAGTACCGATCTCAATGCCGCCCTCTGGAGGCTTTGTTGTGTCGCACATAGAACAAAATTTGAATTTATTGGCTGAGTGTGTTGCGCCTAAGTCAATTGGAGGCATCATGCTTGTCCCCTTGCTCGGATAACATCAGCCCAATTTGGGGCATCCACTACATCTTCTAGCCACTTTGCACACGCTTCACGCTCATGCTGTGCTACTAGCTTGGCAAAGCGTAATAAACCTTCCTCATCAAACTTCAAACCATGAATGGTATTTTTTATAGCCAAGTTAATGATTTCATCATTCGTCATGTCTTCACCTGTAGGGAAATAGGGATATAGATGCAAGCCAAGTCCTTCGAACTCTTTACATTCACATAGAACTTGGCATCGGATACCAGTCTCTTGCAGTTCTGGCATTTAGAACCAATTAAGACTGGTTTGCATCCGATAATCATTAGACTGCCCTCATGTCGTATTCGACAGTCTTTGAATGATCTGCTTCTGCAACAAGATGGCTTGACAACATCATCGTGCCACGCATCTCAATCTCTACAAATTGCTCATCAGACAGCAAAGCAAACACATCTACACCTTGGTAGTGAATGGACTTGAGATTCTCAGCGTATGTGCCTTCCTCGTCAGTCTCGTAGGTCAAGACACATTGCACAGTCTCGTCACCAGCACCAGTAGTTGTTTCAAATTTGAATTCGTGTTCCATGATTTTTTCCTTAAAAGTGGGGAACTAAGTCCCCTATTGATTTACTTAAAATTAAAACCTTGAGCAATTTCCATTGCTTCTTTAGCTGTTCTTCCAAAGTACAAGTGACCACTTTTTCCTTCAACCGCCCAATCATTGATACCAACTTCAATTTGTTGCTCAAGCGTCATGTCATTGAAACTTGGGTTATGAACTTCGTATGCTTTAGTCATTTTCTTATTCCTTAAAAGTACCCTTGCGATCTGCTTGGGCTGATGCCATTGTATAGTTTTCTAAACGTCAATGGAAACTTTTTTATAGGTACTTACCCTACTCTGTGGTTTTTACCCCAAGACGTTCACTTGCTTGCTCTGATCGCCAAATGTCCGACTTCATCTGGGCAGCAATCAGTTTCCATTTGAGGGCTTCTTCACGCTCGGTAGCCACTTGTAAGCCTCGCAATAATTCTTGGTACTCTGGGTGTGCATAAGCCTCACGCTCTTGAGCTACACCAGAATCTATGCCTTTGACTTGGGCTTCCTTCATCAACAAGGCTTTTTTTGTTCTTAGGAAATTCTCGATATACACACGCTGTGCCTTTGCCTCGGCAAACTTAGGAGCTTGTTCAAGGATAAATTCAATTGCTTTGTAAGGTGCTTTCATTCGTCTTCTTTCACTAAAACTTCAACCTTGCCAACTTCTCCGTAAACCTTTGTCACATGGAGACTGGTTATTTGAGAATCGTCTTTAAAAATGATTCCGTTCATTCCATCAATTAGTGCTTTAGCAACATTGTCAATATCTGGCTTTTTCAGGTGTTTTTGCTCACCAGACAAACAAGCCTCACGTTTGCGTTTTGAGTAAGACTGAGGCACAGAGAATGTGATGTAAATAAAAACGCTCACAGAGCCTTCTAGAGTGCTTCCTGAGCCTTTTGCTTTTGTAGCAAGCAGTCGCACTTCGTCTTCGTAGGTTTTTGTTTTAACAGGGGTATAAGCCTGAACATAATTTCCACGTTTGGCAAACCTTGGTCTACCCTTGGCTACTGGCTCTCCGTACACAGTAAACATTATTTGCATCATTCGAGCATCCCATCTTTAATCATGTTCATGTAAGTACGAATCCTGTCTCTAGCACCAGAGCCGTATATTCGTTCTGCTCGTTCTAGCCTTGCACGAATCAAATCTCGATTCTTAGTAGTCTCCCAATTACGATAGAGTTCCCGAGCCTCTGCTTGCTCAAGGATTACCCTATCGCTTGGGTTTTGTATATTTCTTCTGCTGTAACTCATAGCAACATTAAAAAGTCACTTGGGTCATATCTGTAAACATTGATAACTCGTTTACTGGTTTGCTTCCAAGTGTTTTTGTGTGAAATGCCAAATCGTTGCGCTATGCAAATCCAACCCATTGCTTTCCAAAATATGTTTGACTCTAGGTCATCAGCTCATCCTGCACTAAATGCCATAGTTCCTTGAGTCTTACCATAGTCAACAACAGTATCTAAAAGCAATCTGCCACGCAGCAATTTCCTAGCGTCTGTCTGTAAACAAATCTGAGCAATCTTTCCTTTTTTGCTAATGGCGTTTGGAATTCCAAAACTTGCTAAACAAAAACCAACTAAATCGCCATTGCACTCAATTACAAACACTTTGTCATTACAAACATTGCTCCACCTATCTCCAGATTTAATTCCTGTGATAGCAGCTTCGTATGCCATTTTTGGAATAAAACCTAAACTAACACTTTCCTTTTTTGACAAGGAAACGATGTAAGGCATATCCTCAAGTTTGGCAAATCTAACTTCACCAAGGTCACTAGACATTTAGATCACCTGTCAATTCCAATGCTTTGTTTATCAGGTGTAGAGGGTAAGGTACGCCTTCACGAACCTTGTCTAGTAGTTTCATGGCTTCAAAGTAGTTCATGCAAATAAAAGTTGTTGAGTTTTAACTGTTGTTCCAGAGTCATATCTCTGAGAATCACCTTTTGGATATGGCAACACTTCATATTTCAACTTAGAACGTAATACTTTTTTGTCAGTTTTTGAGCCGTGAAACAAGATGTATCTATGTTTTCTTGAACGCTCAATGTAGTAAAAATCATCACCATGAATCTCTTTTAGTTTTTCAAGGTTTAATCCATCACCAATTGTTTTAGCGTGTTTATGCTCTTGTCCTTTAATTGTCCAATCTACTCTACTTGCATTTATTCCTGTATATAGGAAGTTAGTAGCTTGATAGACATAACCAACATGACCCTTACTTGTGTCGGCATAAGAAACAATAATGCTAGGTTTTGGCAATAATTTTATTGAGTTTGCAACAAGGAATGATGCTTCGTTTTTATGGTTGTCCAACAAACAAACTCGATTTAATTCCAATACTTTATCGGAGTATTCTTTTCCACAAATACCCATGCAAAGTGGCGGTGACGCAGGGATTCCATAAGTCACTACACCAACCAAAATGTCATCCTTGTAAAGCCCAAACGCATACATAATTTGTGGCATACGCTTGGCATAGTGTTTTTCAAGTAACCAAGGCTCAACTTCAAAAGTGTTAATTGGTAAGACTTTCATGCGTTTCTCCTTAATTGAGCCATCTTTGCTAAAACTTCTAAAGATGGAGGAACTGCCTTTTTGTCATCAGCTTTAATCTTTTCCAATGCCGCATCAGGCTCTTTGCTCATCGGAACTGTTTGTCTAACAATGTCAACAACACTAGGTTTGATTTCAAAAACGTCTTGCCAACTAGATGTAATTGACTTTTCTAGTACAGCTTTAATATCTTGACCATTAGCCTTATATCGTTCTAGCTTGGCAATAATTAACTTCTTGGCATAGTCAGTAGGAGGCTTTCCAATACGCTTTCTCATTTGTACAAAAGCATCCCAAGTTTCTTTTTCAATCCAATCTGGCAAAACAAAAGCAACGCTAGTTGCATCATCTTTGTTTTCTTTAATACTCTTCTCTTCTCTTCTCTTCTCTGGTAACGCTTTTGTCACGCTAGATGCGTTACTGTTTGCGTTACTTTCATCGTTACTTCTATGTTTTTCTTGCCTGTTTTTGCCTAAAGCCCGCTTTTTAGCTGTCTCACCATTGTGGTAATCAAAGTTTGGTAGGCTTAGGACATGACCATCTTGGTTTAACCAACCAACAAAAGCCATTTGCTCTGCGAATCCTGTAACGCCAGCCAAGCGATCTAGTAACGCATAAGTAACGCTAAGTGCGTTACCATCTACTGTATGTGTGTCAAACCAAGACCAAATACGCACAAGTTTACCGACAACCGCATCAGGGTCTAAATTCATCCTAGATGCAATAGCAAGAACTTCTGGTTTGTCTGGTGTATCTTTTTGAACTTTAATCCAATCACCAGCCATATCAAGCCATCCAGTCTGATGAGCCAACAACTTGAACGACAAGGTATCGCTCTGTATTGTTTTCTTTGGATAAACGATTCGCTTCTTTTAAAGCTGATTCTTGCGAGTCATGTATGCAAGTAAATCGCATACTTTTTATGCTTCGGCTTTGACGCATTACTGCGAACATACCATGCAAGTTTTTTAATGGAGTTTCGCCTATCACCACTTTTGGGTTGGGCTTTTTGAGACTAAGAGTAGCCATATTTAACCTTACTTCATTGGTTGACTTCACAAGACACGCTGGTGGCAGGATGGTGAAGAATCATCTTTTCGGGAGCTACCCTAGCCGCGTGTAAACATTGTAGCAAATTATCTGCTTGCTGTAAAACTTGGATTGCCTTTAAACAATCTTTTGGCCTGTGCGTTCATCACTCTGTACTCAGCAGGGGTGAAAATGCCCTTGGCGTTACGAATGTCGAATGGGTTTAGCTTGCAGCGAGTATCCTCGTCATCCTTCTTTTTGTGCTCAATCAGGCTATCGTTTAGCGTGTACTGGGCAACCCAATGACTACCGACTTTGACAATCTCAGTCGTTAGATCACCTTTGTGGCGTAGCTTCTTGGCTGTTGACAGGACTGTAGCCTGTGGCATACCAGTCAGGTTAGCAACCTCATGGGATGTCAATGGGCCATTCTGTAGGGCTTTAATTACTTTTGCTTGTGTCATTTAAACCACTCTGGTCTGAGTTCTTTGAGTTGATAAAGGCGTAACAAAGGGATTGTCTTCCAATGGTTGACAGCCGCCCTTGTGATGCCAAGGATTCTGGCAAGCTCACTCTGTGAGCCAGCGAGTGTGATAACAGTTTGTTTGTCCATCCTTGGAGTATAGCTTAGTTAACAAAATACAACACTAGGGAAAATACTTAGAAAATAATTGTTGACCTACTCGTTTACTTTGATATACTTCCCTCAACCCGCAACAATTCGTAAACGGGCCATTAAGGAAATCAAGATGAACAAGCACACAGCAACTTGCCCAAATGGACAAATCGTAAGCCGCAACAGCAAAACTCATGCTTATAGCTTTTGCGTAGTTTCATATCGCAAATGCTTAAATGACTGGATTGTGTTGGGTTGGACATCACGCCCTGAT